CAACCAGGCTTGCGCCATATAGCGTTACGTAGCTATATCGGTCCTAACCCATGGACCACGAACCTGAGCAGCACCGGGTCGTAAACGACCCGTTCGCCAACCTTGACAAGGTCTGCGAAGCTAATCTGGTCGGCTGTTGGCCAAACAGATGTAACATGCCAATCGCGCACACAGCGGGTCCGTACCTTTTTAGGGATACGGGACACCCCGCCATCTGCGTCAGGGACAACACGACCTGATGCTGCTGCGATGAAAGCCCCGTCGACATTCCAGCCGGCGGATTCTATCAACTCAACAGATCGCGATCTGACCAAGGTACGCTTAATCACAACCTCGCCATTAGCAACGGCAAAGAAGTGAGTGGCATACCTCGCGGCCTGACGCCGTTCGCACCAAAGCCCCCAATCACTCGGGGACCCGAATGGAACGTAGTCAAGGACGTCTCCCTTGGTCTTATTAGACCTTGGGAGCAAACGACGCAAGGCTAAAAGCAGCCTAAAACAAGGGACTCTATGGTAGAGCCCCCAGCGTCGAATGCTGTTGAATGCGTGATATACGGCAGCCCTGTTTGAAAGGGTCTGTATATATACCGCGCGAACAGACGTGCCTTCGTAAAAATCCCCCCCGCAACTTTCGCGGAAAGGGCCGGATGAGAAACTTTTCAATCCGTTCACGAAGAACCCGCATAGTCCCAATAGGTCCACGACACGGTCGTACGCCTCCCGGCGGACAACCATGTCATCTCCAAATACGAAAATGCGCCCCTTGTGGGGGTACATTCCGTAAATGGAGTCGTATGCTACTGAGATTACGGCTGAGAAAATGATAGTCTGTAGGGGAAAAGTAAAACCATTCCCCATAGACGAAATCATTTCCAGCTTCACCCAACGCCCATCTAACAGGCGCGTATAAGGTGACCGTGCACGTAACAGGGCGTTGTACAGCCCTGTCGGCAAGATCCTCTTACAGAGGGTCAAGCTAATCGTGTCACTAGCACTTTCGAGGTCGATGGTCCCGAAGGATCCATCGATGCTACCTCGCTGAGCTAACACACGGTTTACATCTGGCTGCTTTTCAAGGCAGATACCAAGTCTTCTTTCGAGGACCTGCTCCAGGTGCGCACCAATGGCCTTTTGGGCCATCATGTTGGCTAGGGGCTCAGTACATATAACACGACCTATGCTGTCATTTTTCGGGACAACGCTCAGACGCGAACCTTTCACGAGTCGATCACCAAAGCGCTCAAATCTCTTGAGCTCTGCGGGGACCTGGCTACGATGAAGGTGACATTTATATAAAACTTGCAATTGCTTACTTGTCGCGGTTAAAGGCGACTCGAAAAGCTTGCTATAAATGTCGTTGTACTTAACACCGATACTTGCTCCAGGACCTATGTTGTAGGCCTCAGGGTAGTTGTCGGACAACGCGTAATCTCCTATCCACGAACACAGCTTTCGCCGTATTGCTTCCAGGTACACGCCCTCAGACTCGTCAAACGTTTTACGTTTGTAAGCTATGCAGGCCTTTTGGGCCCACATAAACTTCTGTACGGCCTTGCTTATTTGCAGGTCCGTTACCGTGTCGTTAGGTAAGTACTTTTTTAGCAACCCGTTTTGCAGGGCCCTAACCGCAATGCTATTAACCGCGGAAAGGTCCCCCCTGCTACTTAGGGAGGCTAGTGCGTCTTGTAACTTTGAGACGTCAGGCTGATTAGCCATGATTAAACTCCGATTAGGATGTACCTCAGAACAACCATTACGAGGCCTAGAAAGTAAAGGACCTCAGGATCGGAAATCACAGGATACCAGTGTTAACGGTATCCGAGATGCCCACCGACTGCTGTAACATGGCGCCAATTGCGGCGCTGATCGCAGCGTTCACGTTGACCTTGTCAAAGGTCTCCGCGCCCGCAGGAACAATCAGATTGACTTCAATCATCATGACCTGTGGGGGCTGGCCA